TAAAGACATCTTTTTGAATACACATAAAACCAGTTCCTGCATAATCACAAAGTTTATATCCATTATCATTATCTTTAAAATCATATTTACCTAAAGGAAAATTAACACACCAACCTAAACTAGCATCTCCATCTTCAATCTTTGTATCATTCTTTAAAGGATAAGGTGCTGTTGATACTGGTTTGTTTAAATTTAAAACTCTTATAAAATCATCTGGTGTAAAACTTATATCTGCATCTATAAAAAATAAATGAGTATGATCTGTATCTAAAAATTCTTTAACTAATTTATTTCTTGCTCTTGTTATTAAGCTATCTCTTAACCATATTATACTTATACCTATACCATTTTGTAATAGTATATCTCTTATTGATATGATTGATGATATGGTTTCTAAATGTATTTTTTGGTCAAAACTAGGAATACAAATTAATATAGATTTTTTTGGTTTTTTATTCACAACTTATTATATTACCTGTTTATTAAATATTAAAGCAAATCTTAATTTTTTTATAATATATTAAAAAGGAGACAAGGGGTATGTGGTGGTGCCTTGCCTCCATTATAATATACTATTTTTAAACCAAGATGGAAGACCTAAATGTAGACGTTTGTCAAACATATTATCTTTAGACCCTGGAGTTTTTCTATTATTATAATGAAGAAATACTTGAGCACAATCTTTGCCTTTAAATTTTTCTCGCCAATGCTCTAATTCACAACCAGAATAAACTAACATATCTCCTGGTTTTAAATTTACTTTAATACCTTTTTTACCAAGCTCTCCAGATGGCTCTAAATAAATAGTCCAATCATCACCACCTAAATTCATGGTTGTAGATATTTCACAACTGAATCTATCTTTGTGTCTTTTTAAAATATCACCTTTTTTATATATTCTTGCATATGTATAAGATGGATATAGTTTTAATCCTGTGGTTTTTTCCATAATTGGTTGACACTTCAACATTAAAGTTTCCATAGCTATGTCAGAATAACTTGAATAAGTATTAGGAATCTGTTCGTCTGCTCCCTCATAATAACCAAGTAAATTTTCATAGGGTGAAATGTATCTAGCATTACGACAAGTATCTAATACTTGTCTTTTCATATGGAAGTAATTGTATAAGAATAAAGCTAAATCTTTATCTATTGCTTGTTTTATAATTACGTATTTATTTTTTTTAAACGACATCTTTAGCCATCTCTTTGGGTATTGCTTGAATATTCCAATGTATGAATCTAAATGGTTCAATACCAAAATCTACACTAAACTCGTGTTCTAAATATCCTGGAAATATAATTAATGTTCCTGGTTCAGGTTTAAAATGTATTAGCTCACTACCACCCCAAACACCTTTTTGATCTTTCATTTTTAATTTAGTAGCACGTGCTCCAGTACGTGGCTCGTGAAATACTGGCATTGATGTTTTATCACTTGCTTTTAAAAAATAAAATCCTGATATATGTTGATTCCAATGCACATGTGCAGAGTGATGACCACCACCTTTTTTAGCAAATTCTTGTACCCACATCTCACTAAACATAGTTACATATTGTGACATATCATAACCTTGATGATCTAAGTATTCCCAAGACTTTTCTCCTATATAGTTTCTAAAATCTAAAAAATCATTGTCTGCTGTAAGAGGTGTTGAATGATATGATCTTCCAAAGTCACCAAACTTTTTTATATGTGCTTTAGCTTCTGGAACGTTTTTAGCATCTTTAATATATTTGTTAGATGCTTTAGTTAAAGATTTTATAAACTCTAGTTTTTGTTCAGACCAAATAGTTGTGTTAAAATAATTATTTATATACATATTATCTGAATGGCTTTCCTAAATGCCAAACAACAAGACTATATCTTGTTCCTGATGTTACTGGTTTAACTCTATGCCATAAAAATGATGGAAAAACAATAATAGATCCTTTAGGCAGTATCTCTTTTGCTTGTTTTAAATGTTTAGCTTCTTCTCTCATATGAGGATCGTAGTTTCTAAAATCAAACTCTAATTCTCCACCTTGATATTCTGAACCATCTGTTAGCTGACAAGTCATAGATAGCTTTCTAATTTTACCATGTTCAGGATTGTTAGGTGTATCATAAGGTTTATTCCAACTATCACAGTGCCAATCATAATATTGATTGTGTTTATATTTTGTAAATTGACAAGATTCACTTCTTTCCCAATCAAAATTCCAACCAGCATTTTTGTTAGCCATATGAACATATGGGTGTAGTTCTTTATATATCCAAGTATCATCTAACCAAACTAAATCTGATTTTCTTTTTCTTTGCATATTTATAACTTGATCTTTGTTTAATTTTTTATCACCATAGTCACCTGTTCTAGCCATAACTTCTTCTTTTTGATTAGCATAAGCTATTACATCATCACAAAACTTTGGTGTAAGTGCTGATGGAAAATGCCAATAATAATTAGATATATTCATAAGTTATAGTTTGTACAAAATTCAAACTATCTTTCTGATTATTAGTTATGTAATACATATTAGTTGAAGGAAACATTAAGAACTGATTATTTTTAAGTTCTATATCCCAACTTCTACCTTTACGTCTGTTATCTTCATAATGTATTCTAACATTACAATCTTTAACCTTAACACCATAAAGCATTGTAAAATCTGGAGAGTTTATTAGGTTAACTGGATCAATATTTAATAAAGGAATTGTTGTTTTCGCAGGTTTATAGATATTTCCCCACGTTGATTTATTAACTAAATTAATATCATACTCAAGACTAATATGATCTCTCATATAAGTATTTAACATATCCCAAGTTCTTGAGAATGGAAAATCTTTAGAGTTAAAAGTTGATTGTAAAATATCGTTGGTAAGTTTTTCTTGGTCTATCTCAAAACCTTTTGGCATATTAATATCGCCATAGAATAAACTTTGTTCTGTTAATACTTTCTTCCACATACCACCACCCTTTTTAATTTATGCTAAATCGTCTGTCAAGTCCCAAGTTGTATTAGCTTCATTCCAAACGTAAGACCAACTATGAGTTTCAGCTTCATTTTGAGCAGATTTAGTTGCAGTTAAATTTGAAGCATCTCCTATCGGTGATTTCCAAGTTGCTGTTGTAATATCTTTTACCCAACTAGCATAAGGTTGTTTAGACCAGAAAATATTATTATCTTCGTCCCAAGTATAACCTAGTCCTGCATAGTTTCCTCTAAATGCTGTACCACCATTTTTGTGAACGCCACCAGACGTATTGTAAGATGTTTGAATCCACATTTGTGTAGGCCAATTATTATTGGTTTCTAAATATTGTTGTCCAACTGTTTCATCTTCTACTCCATCAGCATTTAACATATTTTTGTTATTAAGTGTTAATACTTGAATAACTTTACCATTCATTCCTATTTTTGCAAAATGTGCCATAATTATATCCTATTGAAATTTGTACCTTATTATTACTATACCTGAACCACCATCTTTAGCTACTCCACTTGGTCCACCACCATTTGCTCCACCTGCACCACCACCTGTATTAGTAGTTCCATTTTGTGCTGCTACTGAACTTCCTGGATATGGTCCACCACCACCATCACCACCACCACCTACACCACCTGATGCATATCCTCCACCATCAGACCCACCACCACCTCCACCAGCAAAAGCTGTTGGAGTTCCATTAATTGAAGTTGTTGCACCTGCACCACCTGCTCCAGCAGTACAGCCAGATCCATTTCCTCCACCAGCAGTTGCACCCCCACCACCACCGTTTCCTACTAATGGAGTAGTAGAAGCTGTTCCACCATTATTACCTTGAGAAGGACTAGTAGGAGGGGTATTTCCTCCACCAGCGGCACACCCACCACCACCACCAGATCCTCCTGGTTGACCAGATACTGGTGTTCTACCACCACCTCCACCACCAGCACTTGTTATACTTGAAAAAACTGAATTAGAACCTGATCCTCCATTTGTAAAAGGAGAAGAACTATCTCCAGTTCCACCACCACCTACTGTAATTGGATAACCTTGTGCTGATACCGTAATTCTGTTAGGTGAAGATGGATAACCATCTAAAGGACTAGCTGTATATGATGTTGCAGGAGATTTAAGTTCTCTAAATCCTCCAGCACCTCCAGCACCTCCTCTATCATTAACTGAACCACCACCACCTGCAACAACCATATAAGAAACTATATTGTTTGATGCACTTGAAGCCGCAGAATTTACTGTAAATGTTCCTGGACCTGTAAATGTATGAATTTTATCATTACCAGAAGTTGTTATTGTACCTCCTGAAGCAACTACAAAAGCCTGTCCTGCAAAAACTGATTCATCATCTTGTGTTGCAACCCACCCTTGTGTACTATCTACAAAAACTAAAAATATTGAAGCACCTGCTGTAGCAATTTTAACATCTGCAGCATTTTCACCATTAATTTTAGATCCACCTCTACCAATTGTTAAATTAGCAGTTGCAAAATTTCCATTGTAATCTTTTAAACCTACAATATCTCCAGCACTCGGTGAACTAGGAAGTGTTAAAGTAAATGCTCCACCTGCTGTATTACAAAAATATCCTACACCATTGGCTCCTGTAAAACCTGATGTCTTAACTGTTGTATCCCAAGATACTGAACCAGTTCTACCTCCAGCGGCCGCCCAAGATATATCTGTTCCATCAGATGTTAATACTGTATTTGCACCACCTTTAGTTAAAATTGCTGTTGCCGCACTTGCATTTCCATAAATAATACTTCCTCTACTTACTGCGTCTAATTTATTTAATTCTGTTGCAGTAGAAGTTACAGCTACATTTTCATTTATTTTTGGTGAAGTTAAAGTTTTGTTTGTAAGAGTATCTGTTGTTGCTTTTCCAATTAATGTATCAGTTGCTTCTGGAAGTGTTAAAGTAGAGTTTGATGAAATAGATGCCGCAGGTTTAAGTGCTATATAATTTGCTCCATTATCTGTATCTTCTAAAAATCTTATTTCTCCTGATTGAGTTGCCGCACCACCAACCGAAACAAATCCTGCTGGATT